TCGTGTCTCGTTGCTTATTGTTTCGCTTTGTTGGTTACGTTCCAAGCCGATCACCATGTCCGACAGCTGTGCGATTGCTTGGCTACCTCTTAGGTGGTGCAGACTTACTCGTCCTCCCTCTTCGTGTCCACTATCGACACGCTTCAAGTGGCTAACAAGTACCATACCACACCCTGTCTCTTCAACAAGACTCCTAAGTTTAGTCATGGTGTTGTCGATCAGTCGTCGCTCGTCGTCTCCTTGGATACCACTAACAACAATCGATAGGTGATCTAAGAATATCCACTTACAATCGTAACCTTTTACCAAGTACTTTATTTTACCTAGTAAGTTGTCGCTATCCATACTACCGAAGTGATCGTAGGTGTAGAAGTTTCCGTTACCTACCGTCTCTTCAAACGCTGGTCGCAGTACCTCCTCACTTGTATCGTCTTCCTCAAGGTGGATAGGTTTGTTAATGTGAATACCCATGATACCAAGAGCTGTGCGTCGTACCGATTCTTCAAGAGCTATGTATCCTACCTTCTCGTTAAGTCCAAGTATGTGGTGTGCTATCTCTCTACAGAACAACGACTTACCGATACCACTACCAGCACACACCGTAACAAGTTCTCCTTGTCTTAGTCCTAGTGTCAGCTCGTTCAGTCCGGCATACGGATACGGTATAGACTTACTGTGTTCTCTATCAGCGATAACATCCCACAGTTCTTTACCGTTTACGATACCGTCTGGTCTGTACTCACGTGCGTCGAACAAGCAACTGACTAACTCCTTTGCTCGTCCAGCGACTAGCATATCGGATGGGTCTTTCAGTGGTATCTCTGCGATGTACGCTTTGCCGGGTGTTAAGAGGGCGGCACATTCTGCGGCTCCCTTACGTCCGACATCATCCATATCAAAACAGAAGACCACTTGTTCGTACCTGTCTAACCAATCGATAGCTTGAGCTACATATTTCTTAGCTGCTCCTGCTCCGTTCGGTACAGATACGACGGGCCACTTGTTATCCATAGCTTGGCTAGTACTAAGAGCGTCGATCTCTCCTTCCACTACAATGACACGACGACCGCCGTCTCGCCACAGGTGCTGACCGTACAGTCCTAGTAGTTCACCTTTTATGTGGAACTTCTTGTTAGGTGTACGAATCTTTTGTCCGCACGTCTTACCGTCTCGTGTCTTATAGTTAGCTATCTGTACAGGCTCACCATTATACACACCGCACCAGTACCCCCACTTCCGACAAGTATCTTCGGTGAGGTTGCGTCGTGCTATAGCTTCTGGTTTTCCTTGTACATAATCTCTCGGTGTTGAGGAAGGCTTGGTTTCGTTCTTCATTCTTCCGGCTCCACGATGATCGTCGCAACTGAAACAGTGGGTGCTACCGTCGTCGTTAGTGGAGAGAGCGTCTGAACTTCCGCACTTATCGCAGGGTTGGTGGGTGGTTGTGAAAGCCATGATTTAGGTATAGTTTTGTTTGCATATTGTATGTTTTTCTTTTCGCACCAAGCAGCGTAGGTGGTGTTGCTTCCTTTACGAATCTTATTAAAAGCATTCATAAATACTAGTCGTATGTCTAGGTGTGGATGTTGGGCTTTGACTAGTAAATGCTTTGTTCTGTCCTCGACTGTCCACAAACCTTTAGCTTCTATGATGATGCCGTTAGGTAGTATGAAGTCGGGAGTATAAGTTGCCGTTTTAGTGTACTCTAACTGTAACGTTTCGTATTGGAAACTAACACCACCACGCTTAAGTTGGTTAGCTAGTGTAGCTTCAAATCCGGATCGATAATTAGAAGTTCGCTGTGAGCGTCGTTTCTTCTGTCTCTTCCGCATCAAATGCTCCGGTCAAGTCTTCACCTCCATTAGCGATGTATCCTTCTTCCGAAGTAAACCCGAATGCATCTGCACTTGGAGTGTTTACACCACCGTTGGATAGTTCGATCACTTGTACAGCAGACAATTCAAAGGTCACCCCAAACCCCTGACTAGCTACGTACCAGAACTTCGGACGAAAAGCTACGTTCACTTTGGAACCACCCCATACTTGTACATCTTCCGGTAACTTATTACCAGCAGCGTCAAACAGAGCGATAGATAACTGATACTCTGTACCGTCCCGTCTTCTACCTCCAGCTTTCAGTTTGGCTTTCAACATGTGTCCGCCATCTACCTCAGTAAAAGGTAACCCCTTCTGCTCGATCTTCTTGCCGGGATTAGCTTCCATGATGTCTCGTAACTCAGCCTCGTATAACGGCTTTAACTTCTGTACGATTCCTTGTTTTGTTTCTTCGTCGATAACAAGATCACAACTCCATATTCCGTACTCATCAAACCTTTTATTCGGTTCATTCAAGTGGGCATATCTTGCAGTGCCTTGTGCTTTTATTATGTCGTGTTTCTTACGTGCTTTTACCATTTCTCTTCGTGTGTTATTGGTTATTAAGATAACAGATACTGCTGGCGTTTTACTGCGGACACATCTAAGTCTCCAAGCTCCGGCACATCCGGCAGTACTGCATCTGGGTTGTTGTTGATTTGCTCCATTCGGAACTCAGTCAGGAGATCAACAGTGAAAGTCTTTGTATACATCTCTCGTACTATTGTATTCATTCTTCGTACATTACAAGCGTGGGTCACGAAACAGTCATGTATAGTAGCGAGGTCAAAGTCAACCTCATTAGCTACTTGGTGTACGATACAAGCGTCAAGGCTGTGGATAAAGTTAGCAGTGATAGAGTTACATTGCCCCCTTTCATCGATAGTATCTGCCAGTTGTTCTGCTTGTATGCTTATGCTTAAGTTCTGAAACACAGAATCAACATTTATCTTTTTATATTTACGGTAGCTTTGCACTACTTTGAATCCAGTAGGTGTAGACCAAGTGATCGGTTCGTCACACCCTAATGCTCGTACACATTCACGAAGGAACTTCATCACTCTGTTTACTGGACGACATGTTTGGTCTGCTAATCGATTGACGATCTTACATAAATAGATAACAGCAGTTAACATCTCACCAGTACTTGACCAGTTGTGGTTCACTCCGATACTTTTAAATACATCTTGTACCAAGTTATAGTGGGTCGCTCCGTACGGACGGTTCATAATGGCGAGCTTCGCTAACTTCCGGCTGATACCAAACCTTAACCACTCCTGTGCGATCAAACTACCATCTGCCTGTAACTCATCGTACACACGGTCAGCAAACTCTTGGTACATATCATTGGCTTGGTCCTCTTCCACTAAGTTACACATGCGTCCGATCTCTTTGTCCCGTAGTAATAACGAAAGGATTTGCATACCGTTGTTACTACAATCCTGACGAACAGGTAGATACGATACGTATCCGTACCCCTCTTCCGTGAACTGCTTAAACTCCAGACAGAATCGAAGGAAACAAAAAGGATCAGCTGCCTCTGTCCACCAATCGGTTCCGTGTGGGTCATTCGCAGCTTCAAGTATAAAGTTCTGACGCTTACCTACCCACTCAATACGTTGATCCCGTGTACCTTTTACGCCCCACATGTTTGCACCGTGCAGAAATATCGACATAACATCCTCTTCATCCACCACTTGTTGTCCGTTACTAAAGTCCAACAAACTCTTCGCTAAGTCAGACCCTTGTGGATGTAAGTAATACGGTAAAGCGTACACTCTACCTCTGTAATCACAACGATACGGAAAGTAGAACTTATCCCACTCACTGTAAAGCTTGGCGAGGTGTAGAATACGGATGGTCAGGTAACGTTTACTGCTGTTCGCTTCGTTCACGCTCTTGATGTCCTTTTGCTTCAGCTTCCACGCCCTCAGTTCCGTCTCGTCATTACCTGTGTACCTCGGTTGCTCTGGTATCTCACTAAAGTTAGGTATGTTTCCAACCACTCGTTTATTGTCGTAACATTTTCGAGTAATTTCTAAAATCTCTTTGTTGATTTTCCAACTTACCTTCTGTAATTTATTAACAGCACTAAAGGCGTGTTGGTAACTACTCTCGTAATCTTTAAACCAAGACATCGGTTTCCCCGTGAAGAACTCCTGTGGTGGCATATGCTTTAAGCTGTACCCTCCACCCACTAAGCCATACCAATCAACAGGTTCGTCAGGCAACGCCATCTTGAATACACGAGTCGTCTCCTTCCACGCATCAAATCGTTTGACCCAGTCCGTAAACTCACCGCTCGGTACACATATACGCTCAGGTTTGTGTCCCTTCTGAGTACCAACAGCAAATCCTATCTCCCATACACCAGTCTCGATGCGTATCTCCTCTAATAACCACGCACCCAGTCCTGCCTTACACTTAGTATCCCACAGCGTGAACCGTTCCTCCTCATAGTCGTAAAACTGCTTCAACTTCATCGCTTTGGATCGGTCATCAAGGGCAAGTAAATCTTTCTTGTGTGGATGCATCAGCTCCATCGCTTTATCCCATCGTGCTTGGTTCTCAAATGCTTTGCCTATCTTATACGCCATCCTACCAACAGGTAAATTAAACTGGAGGTTATCAAGTAGTGTCTGTAAAGCCATCGATGCTATTTGGTACGGACACATATCAAGGACGAAGGTAAGAAACAACGGAGTAGTGTGCTCGGTGTTACCTCCGAATGTGTACATGAAATCATCCACCCTCTTACCTAACCTTGGAGCCATGACCCGTAGCAATCGTTTCGCAGCTTCGGTCGATGAAGACTCACCATCCATTCGTAACTTTGCTTGTCGGTTACGATACGCAGTTCTTCCCCACTCCCTCATTCGCCAAGTCGGTCCTCTGGTCGCTTTGCTCCCATCGTCTTTACTCTCTTTGTTCGATAAAGACTCTCGTGTTTGTTCTTTTTTCTCTTCGCTCATTGGTAGTAGTTATTAAACCAGCTCTTCGGTTGGTGTCTTTGCTTGGATGTTCGATACGCTATCAGCTTGCCGTCTTGGTCACGTACATAACTCCCGTTCTCATCCATCTTAAATCCTGTGATCTGATTGTTGGAGTAGAAGAAGTCAAAGCCTCGTTTTATCTCCTCGTGATCCACCCCACTCCAGTCAAACGGAAGGTCAGTTGGTTCGAAGTCTGCGTACTCTATCATCTGATTTAATTATATCGTTCTCCGCATCCCAAAACATCTGCCCGTCCACGTAAAAAGGCTCGTTACTCTTCTTCTCTTGGGTCTTCGATTCGGTTAAAGAACAGGTAATCGTGTATCTCTTCTTCATCCATGTCTTTAATCTTGTCCAAGTGGTACGCTCTTTCTTCTTCTCTCTCATAGTCTTTGTCGTATGGGTTGTGTCGGTTAAGCCAATTGTCGTAGTTAACTCCGTTCAT